TTTGCAGCAACAAGTACCTCAGCATCAGTCTTATGCAACCCTTCTAGTAACTGAACGAACATACTTTCACGCTTATTCTGGTTCAAGTCTGCATTACCACCTTCTAGATAGTGAAACAATTTTCGTGCTTCACCATGAAGATTCGTGTGTTCTGTACCCTCTGGAGCATCGTTCTTTATATAAGGAACATCACCGTCTGGAAGAGCCCATTTAATTTTAGGGTCAAAAGATGATTTGATTACCATGCGTAGTGCATCGGAATCATAATATTTTAGAAAAGAAACCTTCTCTTTTTTTGTTTTAATCTTAGAAACTTTATCCAAGATTTCAGATATTAGTAAGTCCATGTCAAAATTCTCCTATGGATTCTGTGAGATTCTTCAATCTCTTCTTTGTAAAATAATTTAGTAGTTTGCTACGGTCACCTTCTGGAGCATCTTGATACTCTTTTAGACAAGCAAGAAAAATCTCTTTTGGTGTTTTAGATAAATCAATCAACTGTTGATTTCTTTGGAAATTACGTTTAACTTCACCGTCAGGTATAGCCATTTCAACTGGTACAAGAATTTCTCCTGTCCATTCTTCAATCTTCTTTTTACCTAGTGGTTTTTGTCGTATTCCATCAACGAAGGTATTGTCTGGTGATAATACATTTGGAACTCCATCACTAGAATCACCTTTTAGAATGTGTTCTTCTAAGTACTGGTGTGGATTATCATTAACCATCATCTTCTTAGTGATGGGGCTGTATTGAGATACATTATTGAATCTATGTAACTGAATAAAGTCTTTATCACCAGAAAGGATTAGTGTCTTTCCATTATCATATTCAAGTTCAAGACATAATGCTGCAATTACATCGTCAGCCTCTGCACCATATACCTCAACAAATTTGTATGGAAAAAAGTCTTTTAGTTCTTGTTTAATCTCATTGAGGCAACTAAATATTGCATCCCAATCTAGCTTAGAACTTTCTCTACTCTTCTTACGATTAGCCTTGTAGTTTGGAAAGTGGTCACGCCTCCAGTAGTGACGAGAATCAAAACAAAGAACTAGCTCTCCATACTCTTGTTTAAATCTACTACGATACATTCTTAGGGAATTAAGTATCATGTGACGCACCATATTTTCATCTGGTTTGGTGGTCTTATTCATATTCAGATGCATCATCATACTTGCTAACGATATCTGACTCATATCAACTAAAATCATGTTAAGTCTTTTTCCCTATTTTTTAAAAAACTGATTGCATCTTCTACTTTTTCATAATCTACGTAGAAATGTTTTTGATCTTTTTCATATTCTGTACCACATAAAAGAGGTATGATTTCTTGAAATGGATGATTTATACCAAAGCTCTTATAAGTTACTCCCTTTAATAGCTCTGTTAAAAACATGATGTATATAATATTTTCATCATCAGGATCATCTGGTGCAATATTACTTTCTACAAGATTTTGCAAAACAGCAACTGTACAGTCACTTACTATACGGTCACACTCTGCAAGAACTTTAGCAGCTTCAAGTTCTTCTGCTGTTACCTTAGATGGTTTATTAGCCCAAGGTCCAGTAATAATATCTGCTGTCATTTTTTCTTTCTTTTCTTTTTTGGTGTTTCTGAAACTATAAAATTATCTTCATTATACATCTCTTGTGTATATGTAGTTCCCAACATTGGATAGAAAACTCCAACATCAAACTTTGGTTGACCTTTTTTAGAGCCCTCCCAATAGTATGATTGTGCAATACATTTTCTACTAACTCTTTTTTCTTGGTATTCTCCATAAAATGGATCAATGTAATCACCATCTCGTAAGTATTTAACAAGATTACGAACATAACCTTCGTGATCAGATTGTCTTGCGTATGCACCCTTCATACCTTGCTTGTCAGCTCTACGTTCTGAAGCAGCAAGTTCTTTTTGAGTCTTGATCCATCTTTTAACTTTCTTAGGAGTAACACGAGCATCATCTGGAATATTTCTTAGACTTTCATGGAAACTACTCTTACCATAATCTGGATTATTTTCTGCACGTTTTGCCCTTGCCTTTTCAAGACGAGCAACAGCAGCTTGTTTCTGTTCCTCAGTCATAGGTTTACGTGCTTTACGAACCTTTTTTCTTTTAGGTTCTACCCATCCACTATTATCAGTAGTCGCTTCAATCTTCTTTTTCTTAACCATTAGAGTACCTTCATCGTCCAGTTTACAATACCATTTAGAAAAATTGCAACTGCAACTGCATTTACAATTATAAGAGCTCTATCATTCCATATGACAGAAACCCACAACCAACCAGCAACACCTATGAATTGTAAAAACATATTCCAAGGATATAAATCATTGGTTGTTGCAATCATAGCAAAAATTAAAACAATAGAAGAGGCCCACTTCAAATACCAACTTAAAGGATGATGTTCCTTTAATGGTGTTGATGTTGCAGAAAAATTCTCGTAGTCTTCTAATTCTTGTAGTTCTTCAGTATCCATTTAGTCCTCTATGTATAATTAATGTTAATGTTTACTCTTCTTTTTACATCAGTAGTAGAAGTGCTATGGTGAGGTTGAGTAGGATCAAAAAACAATATCCTATTAGCAACACTATCAAACTTTTCATCTCCAATAACGGTTCCCCCATCGCAAGTATTTAATGAGAATAAAGCACCCATATGTTTTTGTTTCATATCCACATGATCTGGATGATGAACTATCTCTGGAGTTCTACCATAAAGATTTATCTTAGCTCTAATGAGAAGTTTAAAGTCTGGTAGTTTTTCAAAGAGAGGTTCAAAGAAATGGCAATAACCACTCCTTTCAGGCTTTTTTGGTATTGTTCCATCTTTCGGCATCTCTGCAAGTCCCATGTATAACATATGTATAAAATACATATCAGTTTCTTCCTCAGAACCGTCAGCAACGCTATAACTGTAGTGCCAGTCAATATCTGGACCACTAACAGCATGAGCGATATTCATAAATTCTTTTTCACCTAAAAAATTATCAACAACATATGGTTTCATTAGTATCCTGACTCCTCAAATCTTTTTTCAAGGTTCTTTTTAGTCCTACGAGTAGCAGATGCTTTAGACCTTCTTTTCTTTTCACCCTTGGTCATATAATATTCTCTTTCACGTAATTCATTAAAAAAACCATCATCTTGTAGTTTGTTTTTAAGAACTCGCATAGCCTTATCTACGTTATTATTACGAACTGTTACTTTCATCTTCTCTTTCCTGTTGTTGGATCACTCTGTTCAGTTTTTGACAACACCTGTAATCCACCTTTGTTATATGCTTGACCAATAACATATTGGTTAGATATATCTAGTTTATAACTTTTATCCTCTTTTGTACATGGAGTCCAACGAGAGGTATCTGTTTTATCCGTTTGGTGGAGCCGGGCGGGATCGAACCGCCGACCTTCTGGTTGCAAACCAGACGCTCTCCCTACTGAGCTACGGCCCCTATTGGTACTCTCGACAGGACTCGAACCTGTGACCCACGGCTTAGAAGGCCGTTGCTCTGATCCAACTGAGCTACGAGAGCCTATTCTCATCTTCTTTAGATACTTTGCGTGTTTTTGCTCTGCAGCAAGTAACGACTTAGATTTCTTCTGTTTCTTACGTTTACGACTGCTCGTAGTTGTGTAATAAACAGGTAATAAATGCATACCACTCATTTTAATATAATACCATAGTCAAAAAGATTTGTCAAGTGTTTTCTTAATTTAATACAGAAGCTTTAAAATCAAATGCGGTATTTGAATCATAAGGTTCAAGTAACACATTTATATAGTCAATAGCTTCTTCTAAGTTCCAAAATAAAGCACCAGACATATCCATAAGAGGATGGTCTTGCACGTTTACATCATCAGATACAATCACTACTGGTTTCTGCATACTAAATCCCCATGCAATCTCAAATGTCGTACCATAAGAATGTCTACGAGCATTGATTTCTTTGGGAAGATATGCAAGAATTAAATCACAGGATTTTGTATCCATGTAATTCTTCATCATAATTCTTTTTCGTGCTTCTGGATCATCAGAATGTATTTCTGCACGATAGGGATTAACACCTACAAGATTTTCATTAAATCCTAGATAACACTTTTGTCTCCACTGATTGATTTCATGGTTACTACATCCCTCTATGGGGCCTGCGAGGTATATATACTTTTTCACTGATAAATCTCTTTCATAATCCATTCATGGTTTTCAAAACAAGCAGTTCCTTTAATATTTCTTAACTCTTGCCCTACTGTAACTTTAGATATCCACTCTTTACAATTACCATTTGTTGCAACTGGGCCTTGTGTCACACTAAAGTTTTTTTCTGGTTTTCCCCAAGTAGACATTTCACCATTATCATTGGTAGATAATGTTTGTTTTAACAAAAGTGTAGCGTATATTTGATCTACCTTATCAAAGTGAGCACCAACTTCATGACCAATTACTAACCCAGCAACTGCTCCACCTGCACTTAGTAATGGATCACCACTACCTAATGCAGCACCAATCACAACACCACTAACAGCACCAATTTTTGCTTTAGTTACATTAGTAGACCAAAACGATTCTTTAGAAGCCCAAACACCTTTGCCAGGCAAATAATAATCTTTAGATGTACATCCTGTTATTGGACTGCACCCAAGAGTGGGGTTGATACCCGAAGGCATCAAACACCCACTCAGAGAGAAAGCAAGAATACTACTGAGAAGTATTGTTTTCACTGGAAACCAACTTTTCTACATTAACCATTGATTTCGCTTCATCTGATTCTTCAGACTTAGTAACTTCTGCTTCAAGTTCTTTCCAAGCTTTGTTGGAACGCAAACGAGAGTAGACCATACGATCTTTACGCATACGATTGTAAATGA